GGTAGTTGCCGTTGGAGTGCATAAACTCGTACGAATCCATACCGTCATATGATCTCATTTTTTTTTGACTCCCTGTTGTCCATAATTCTCCTTAGTTAATGAGGGACAGGCAGGTCACGGCGGAGGCGCGGCAGGAGCGAAGCTGCCGCATGAGAAATGTGCCATCGCTGCTGCCCATCCCTCAAAGTATTATTTCAGGAAGTCATCAGCGGTGGTAGCCGGAACCTTCGGCACTGATGGCTTCGACCTGTAGTTACTCCGCTTGTTGACCTTCGCCGCAACCTTCTCCTCACCGACAGCCTTGTTGCCGTCATCATCCAGTGAGTCCTCAGTGGACAGGCAGCAGATAGCAGCCAGCCCGTACCGTCTCGCATAGGTCAGAGCAGACCCGAAGGACTGCATATCTCCGGCCTTATACTCCAAGGGGATAATGCTCCTGATGGACTGCTCTCCGTAGAGCAGGGTAGTCACGAGCAGTGTCTGACTAGGGGTAACTACACAGCCCGCAGAACCATCTGCTGCCTCGCTTTCGTACTTGGTTATTCTGGGGACATACTCAACAGTCTGAGTCACGGCGATGCCGTGCTTGTTGAGTGTGTTACGACAGGCTTCTATCACCTCATCCAGCCCCGCATACTTCGACTTGAAGTAGGGGTTGTCAGCCGACTTGGCTGCTTTCTTTAGTTCCGACTGCGCCTTGGCCAGCACGGTTGGCAGTGTGTCACTGCTGCTTTCTTTGTTTGGCATTGGTTTCTCTTTCTTCTATCAGGTTAAAGAAGGTTGGTGCGAGCATCGTCACCATCCAAGGGCCACCGTTCTTACGATGGGCAACCAGTGGTGGCTTCTCCCCGCACTCGCCTTCTGCTTGTTTCATTGCGTTGTCTATGTTGAGTCTCTCGACTCGCTTAACTTCAAAGTGAAAGGGCAGGTTAGTCACTACGTCTGGGCTGTCTGGATTGCCTGAGAACTGTTGTCCCCGCCGAGCCTCGTAGCCATGCGAGCGGATGACATCCCGCCATTCCAGTTCACCTCGCTTGCCTTTCGATCTGCTGTTCATTTAATTAAAAGGAGGGATTACATCGCAAGGAGGTATGGGCTGTGGATGCCCAAGAGAAGCAATGCAACCCCTCCAGATTATTCTGAGTATTCGCCAACCTTCGCCATATCTATCAGTCTCTCTATTATGTCCCATCTGCACCGTCCGGTTTCCCTGACCATCATGGCCAGCTTGTCGTGGTGGTGGGCCGTAATCCTCACATGAAGTCCACTCCTCGTTGCGTCAACATCGGGGGTGGCTTTAGATATAACAGCGGTTGTATCTCCTAATGACTCGTCCTCCATAAGCATCAAGTATGATACATTTGGGGTACATAGTCAACCTTTCTCTTTACTGTACAGTAAAGGGCGGAGCCGAGGAAGAAAGGATAAGTCCCCGGCCCCGCCGTGTCAGCGCGGCCCTAACTCAACCGCACTAATCTTCGTCGATGATTTCAGACCAAACCTTGACCATTTCTCTAGCCATAGCCTTGACCTTCTCCTTATCATCTGTTGATTCGTTCAGGCTGGACATGCCACAGCCCATGAGTGCTTGACCCATACGCCTACGTGTACACCCCCTCACCTCATGAACGTCAACCAGCGAGCGCAGTTCCTCGCAGAAGTCTCTTGCGCTTTCCTCCTCTTCAGTCAACTTTCTGGTTCCTTTCGCGATAAGGAGCAACACGAATGGTGCTGCTCCCCCACACTTTACGTTCCTTCTCCTCTCCATCGTCTGCTATGTATTTGACGATCTTCGCAGCGGTTTGCTTGCACAAAGCTGCGGAGGGAGTGACCTCCATAACAGTGTAGGTCACGCCGTCAAGCTGGAATGTCTCTCCAACCTGACGACGCACCCCACCGTAGTGATTGTATTTTGGGATTGTTTCCCAAAACTCAACGGAGCCTACCTTTTCCAAGAGGATTTGTGGCCCCCACTTGCTTTTCCTGTATGTGGTCATCCCGCTACTATACCTCCCTGTAGCAGTTTGTCGATGCTGTTCTCGATCATCAGCGGCAGGTCGCGCATGGCGTGTACTGTGTGTCTGCGCCTCACCTCGATCTCACCACTGAAGCAGAGGTTATCGCACACCATGACCGTGACCCCAAGCACCACACCCGCACTCATGTTGAGCCGGTTGCCGTGCCTGAATCCCAGCATATACTTGTAGGACTGGGACAGGCTGTTCTGCTCATTAAGCAGTAGCGGTTGCTCCATCACCTCCTTGACCTTGGTTCCATCAGGATCACAATGGTTGAGGAACAGTCGAGTTGCCTCGGTTGTCCTCCTAGCCATTGAGTCAAGTCTGGATTGAGTGCCTCTGAACCCGCCTCCAGTCTTCTGCTTCTCCGTGAAGGCTTGAAGCAGACGCCACACGTTATGTTTACGGGAGTGTTCATCCCGTAACACATCCTCATCATCCCTGAGGTACTCCTCCTCAACCTTGATGAGCTGCGATGATGGTAACGCTCCACGCTTCGCGAGCCTCACTAACAGGCTGTGCCTGTCTCTGGGACTCAGCTTTGTCCGGCGGAACAACTCGTACTGTGCGTCCACTGTGGGGACACACACTTCCGGTAGTTCCAGCGTACCGAACATGGTTTCTTCATCCTTGGACAGGGCTATCTGTAGGTTTTCATACGGAATCTTCCTGTCATCCAAGGGTTTCTTAATGTTCTCCACGAACCAGTGATGCGGCACTGCAACGTGTGTGTTGGTTTTATTACGAGCCTCACGTGTGGCTAGGTAGTCCATGCTCACATAGTCAGACTTACTGCTGTCTATCATCAATGACATTACTGTCCTTTCTTGTTGGTTTGTCTAGGTGGTTAAGATTATTTCTTAAAATCCTAGATTGGTTGTTGTCTGGTTTCCGATCCTGAATCTCCCTGTTCTGGGGATCATCCTGATCGAGAGTGGTTAAGTATTCTATGTATTGATCTTTAGTTCTGCCCATATCTTATCCTTTCACTTGCAGATAACGGCAACAATGCTGCCCTTAACCTTCTTGAAGTTGACTTCAGTTGCCCAACCCCGCAGCACACACCGAGGCTGATGCTTCTGGGTGTGTGTCTCACACTCGGTAAGGCACACGATGTCGTTAACTGGGTGGCATTTACCACCCCAGTGTACGGTTAGCACGTTTCTGCCTTGTCTCTTTGACTCGGCTTTGTGGTAATGGTAGTAGAACCTGCGTGTGTTCTTCCTCGCTTTTAAGTACATAACTTATCCTTTCTGTCTAGGGATTTAATTGGGGGGTATTAATCCCTTGTCTTCTTCCACCAAGGGCCGTGACCCTTGATGTAGATTGATTTGGCCTTGATAGCTGACCCTTTGCATAGGGTACAGTCGGCACATTGGATTCCCTTGGTGGAGTTTGGGCATTCTATCTCACCTTTCGCTGGCTCATCCATGCCGCCAGCCCTGAACGTACGCCAGCCCATAGCCTGTGCCTCACGCGCCTCCTCCACCGAGTGTACGCTTGCCATGCAGAACTCCTTAAAGTTCTGGAACTTGGGCAGTCTCCACTTGTGGGTATAACCTGTCCAGTTTGGGGATAGTTTAAGCAGTTTCTTCCATACCCCGTAAGGGACTGAGGTTGGCTCTCCAGCCGATCCGATGCGTAAGGCTATGTCAGATAGCCTCTCCCTCTCCTCAGCCCCCATAAAGGCATATCTGTCTGCCTCAGCGGTACGGTGTACAGCAGCGGGAGCTTGGCTCCAGTTGACGTAGCATTCCTCCCATACTGGACACCCATTACACCCAGCACCCTTCACGTCACGGGCAGGGTATTGCTTCTTGAGCATGAATGTTTGACCCATTCTGCCTGTCTTGATGTTATCAGACGGTCTATCCAGACCAGTGATAACAGCCCTCATCCTGCTATTCTCATAGAAGATAGCTGATCCTTTCACTTTCATTGTCTTTCCTTTCTTTTGTTAGTGTTATTCTGCTGTATAGCCATCGAACCATTCGCCCACCTTACGGGTGTACGCCTTGCGCTTGGCTGTCACACAAGTGCTGCTGCTGGTTTCAGGGTCGCCACAGTGGGCTTGCACCTGTTCCAGTGTAAGTCCGGACTCAATCGTCCTGCTCCTCCTCCATGGGTCGTAGTAGTGTCTGACTATCTTGTATTTTTCCATTGTCTTTCCTTTCTCTTGGTTTGTCGATGCTGGCCTCGTGGTATAGGTAATAATTTGAGGGATGTTGAGCCTCGTAGTATAGGTCACGTTCCTTCCACTCTCGGAAGTCCTCACGATCATCTTGTGGGTATGTGCTTTGTGGGTTCACTCTATTCCTTTCAGTTGGGCTGATAGTTCCATCGCTTCGCTTATGGTCATCCCAGCGTAATGCTTCTGCAGTCTGGCAGGGACAACCACTCTGATATTGCACTCATCACAGCATTGCCCTTCTGCTACTGGTTGAGCGTTGTTGCCATGTTCCCAGCCAATGGCGTTAGGCTTTATGTCTTGCTTGCATATCACACATTTCTTCATTGTATTCCTTTCTTCTTCTTCTTGATTAACTTCAGTTCGTGCATAGGGTCATGCGCCCTCAGCACCTTGACGAACTCACCCTCGGTAAGCTCCTTCTTGTTGGCTCTGGTTAGCGCACACCTGTCTAGGTCATGCACAGTCTTCCCATCAACCTTGTGGATATTCTCTCCACAGTTTGGGCAGATGTGCAGGAGCCTATGCGCTGGCCTCTGCTGGCACACCCGACTTGTTCTTAATCCCATTTTCATTGCTTAACCCTTCTCTTTACTGTACAGTAAACTTGTTCACAGACACGAATGACACTCATGACCTGCATGGTGTGTAGATCATGAGTGTCACCTCAGTAGACGTGAACAATTCATACTTGACATAATCTTATAAGAGTATATAATCTGACTTTACAGACAAGGCATACGTCCAGCAGCCTGATAAGTTCCGTCTGATATTCTATAAGACAAATCATAATCCACTTATCCAATCCCCAATGACCCAATAACTGGGGTTGTTGGGTTTAAGGAGAGGTGTCTATTGGATTGACGATTCATCGAAAGAAGCTTTGATGGTAACGGTCTTGCTTCTCAAGCCAGTCACATAGGCGACATTGCCAGTTATCATAATCGCCATCGCCGCCGTCCGACGGGCCACATCCCAGCCTATAAACCTTGTAGCCTTCTATGGGAGGGTGATTGTGGTTGTGCCACAATCGCCACAGTTTCCACCAACACCAGCTCATTATTCTATGATATGTTTTCATTGTATTCCTTTCAGTTAGTTATGCACAACCATGCGTTACGCTTAGGTTACGCTTAGGTTTTCAGTTTAGCCCCATATAACAGGGCAAGTTACGAGGTTACGCTTCTATCTGGTTAGCTTATAGAACTTGTGATTACCCACAACTTTACCCTCCAAAGCCCCAACCCAGTATGGTTTGGGTATCTTCTTATGAGCATAGTAGTGGTCAGCCCTGTTCCGATTCAGTTTCTGTGTGTTTTCCTGTACAGTAAACATGGTGAGTGGGACAAACTTTAACAGTTCATCATGCACCCACTTGTAATGCTTATGTGTACGACACCTTCTTACCAGCTTCTCAGGACTGGTGTTGTTGAGACAAGAGAACTGCTTGCGTCGCATAACTTCGGTAACACAACTTGTTCCCCTGTGTGAAGCGCGAGTGTGTATAACCTCATAGACTGCACACATCCCGCGTTTGGATTCACCGCCAGCTTCTGCGATTATCACAGCAGCGACGATTGCTCGGTCATTTCCAATGGGTGACTCGACTGGTTCCCAGCCGTGTACACTCATTGCCATCATTAGTGTTAGTATTATTCCTTTCATTCTGATACCTCCTCAGTCTTGCTGACCAACTCTTTCCTCTTACCTTCCCTGATTCTCCACAGTTCAGGCTCAACTGATTCAGCCATCTTTAACAGGAGATCAAACAGACTGCCCTTAACCTGATTGTTCAGGTCATTCTCGTGAACAGTCTCACTGATCTTCTCATCGAGTTCACTGTGAACATCATCCACATAACTCTCGGTAGCTAGGTTGTGGTCATAGAAAATGCCATCGAAGTCATGGTTATCCATAGCCTCATGCACTATCCGCTCAACGCCAGTCTCAGTCAGTCCGTCGTTAGCCTTCTGAAGTTCCTCAACCTTATCGTTGAGGTTGTTAATAGCCTCACCCAATTGGATCAGGTATTGTACGAAGTAATCAGCACGATCACTTACTAGCACTGTATCTATTCTCTTACTCATGGCACTGTTTCCTTTCTGTCTTTACTGTTCAGTAAAGACCTTGTTGTTGTTGTTAGTTGGACACTTGGTAGGTCTGACCCTACCTGAAAGTAAAAACGCCTCAGATCGAAACCTGAGGCGATTATAGTGTATTGCTATCCACACTCATCAACCCTAGAAGCATCCCTTATCTATGTTGTTGTGCGCCACTGTATGCTGCGCCGTTGAGTGCTGCCAACTTTACTGTACAGTAAAGGCACTCTGTTCTATCGGGGGCATATAATATATTGCCTGTATACAGAATTTCCCGCCTACCCGCCACTCGGTAGAGCCGTATCACCAAGGCTACGGGCTGCGCTGCCCTGACAGTTTCCTGTCAGCCTGATGTCGAGTTGTCAATGAACACTATCTCATCCAAGAGCCTATAGTGTACCAGATTATGTACGCTATGTCAACTTAATTGTAAGTCTATAGAACGTGGTAAGATTATAACAGGGTGGATAACGTCCGTTTGTAACAGGGGTTGGGATTGCCGGATTATAACAGGGCATTATAACAGGGCATCATAACAGGGCATTATAACAGGGCATCATAACAGGGTTCTGGATGCCCAGAAAATCTGGGCAAAAAAAAAGACCCACCCTTGCGGGTGGATCGTGGGTCTATTTTACCTTGCGTGCTGCTCGCATTAATTCCTTTTTCTTCAGTCCGTACTCGGCCTTGCGTGGCTGGCCGAATAGGTCGCATGTCGGGTCTTCAATCTTTAAGGTTAGTCGTTTGCCGTCTGGCAAATCACCCTTCAATGTCGTGACATGGGACGCAATGTGCGCACCCTCCGCCGTTAGGATTTCTGCTATTATGTTGGATATGTTTTTCACTTTGTTTCCTTTTCTTTTGGGTTTGTCGTTTGGCTTTTACTGTTCAGTAAAAACCCCAGCCCGCCTGCGCGGACTGGGTGCAATGTTACTTGGTTGGCTTACGCAAGGACGCCACCTTTCAACGTGGCGGCTTTGCGGTTGCGGCCGTTGCCCTTGGCGGCTTTGTCGGCTTCGGCTTGGGTCGCGGCCACTGCTGCGATCTCGGCCTTTTCCTCATCGGTCAACTCGGCCTTCGGCGTTGTGTTTGCAAGCTCGAAGGAATTTTTGCTCACCTTCGCGGCTCCCACGCTAATTGCGCGGCTGGTCTTTTCGATTGCGGCAAACACCCGGCCAAGCATGGCGAAGTATTCAAGGCTAGACTTGGCTTCCATGATGGACTTTGGAAGGTCATTACCCTCCTGATCCTTTCCCCACGTTGCATCGACAGCGGCCAAGATGGTCGTGTTAATTTCACGCATGGCTTCAGTCGAGTCGCCAGCTTCGAGTTTAACCAATGCGCTGGCGAGTGACTCTTTCACTTCGCTATTGCCTTGGCCGCGTTGCTCGGTCTGGTTGATTACCTCACCAGTGGCAACGGCTCGTGCCTTGGCCACTTCTTCAGACCAGACGGTATTGAACGTACCTTTCTGGTTAGGTGCTTCAGTCTCGATTATCTCTAACCAGACTTTCTTGGTAACGTCCCCGTTCTGAGTTGTCTTGTAACAACGTCGAATGGAGGCTGTGAAGGTTCCTTCAGCCTTGCGGGATGCCTTGCGGGCATCCTTGGCAATTTCCTTACTGGTGTCGAAAAGCTTTTGTTGCTTTTCAAGCTCGGTCTCAGCTTTGGCCGTTGCGATTGACGCAACGTCGAAAGCCAAGGCATTCACTCCCAGCTCGGTCTTCTGAAGTTCAATCTTCTGATCTTTAGTTAGTTTTGTTTCACTCATTGTTTTTAGTGCCACTATTCCCTCCCGCCATGTCACAAGTTAGGATGCGATTATTGACGGTCGGTAGGTCGTGGCTTGGCCTGTGTTAAATTCGGCCAAGTAACATTTGCTTTTACTGAACAGTAAAAAATTGAATCTCGGAAATTTGATTTGATCGCCAGCCCCTTCCCTCACGAGATCGGCTCGGTGGCTGGCGGACTACTCGCATGACTGGCGCGTGTTGCGGCTTCCCTGCTTTGGTCCTGTGTTATGCTCTCGCTGGTTTAAACCTGAGCCGTGGCGGTTCCACTTGTTGAGGGCTAGCTGCGTTCCCTCACTCAATCTATTGTCAGGATACCATACTGGTACCAAAGGGCAACTGAAAAGTTTTAATGGATTGTGGGATTTTCATTAATTTTATTCATGGTGCAAACTCGGCCAAGGCGTTGGCGTTTTTACTGTACAGTAAAGATCGGCCAAGGCCGTGCAATGCGTGGCCGTGATTGCCTCGGCCAGCGTGGCGGAGCGTGGCCGTAATGACCTGAGGATGTACCCAGCGTGGCTCGGCGGATTGTCGAGAAGGGGGTGGGGAGTAAAAGAGCAGAGGGGGCATTTTCATTCCCTCTTGCATCAACTCATCAACGCATCCCGATGTGATGATGCTTGCCAGATAATACGCGTACGTATAGTACGTATACGTACAATACCACCCACAGGCCACCACCCCCCACGAATGCCGATCACCAACCATCCCCCCACAAAAAACTGGACAAGTTTTGAACTTTAGGTACATTGTTTTACTGTACAGTAAAAACATGGCTGACATCTCTGTTAAGAAGAATTTGACCGGGGACACCTTGAAGATGTTCTTGGAGAAGCTGTCGTTGGGGTTGAGTTTGACGGCAGCTTGTGGGGCTTGTGGAATATCACCGCGCAGGATGGAGAGGCTTAGGAAGGATAAGCCTAAGTTGAATGCGCAGGTATTGGCGGCACAGGCTCAAGCTGAGGAGGCACTGGTGAGGAAGATAATGGATAGTCGGGATGGAAAGTTGGCATTGGCTTTTCTCCAGTCTAGATTCCCGCACTGGAGTCCGAAGGCGACGGCAAGCGGCACTTCGCCCGCAAAAAGCACTATCTCACCAGAGTTGCTATCGCAGTTGTCTTCGATTCCAGAGCGGGTTAAGTCTCGCAACTGATGGCAGCAAAGAAGAAGTTGGTGTTGCTCAAGAAGCAGCCCAAGATCAAGAGAACTGGCCCCAAGCCGAAAGAGGGGAAGTTTGATGTGGTGTTGCCGACCAAGAAGGTCAAGAAAGCTCCTGCCCCTTCCCTGATCCTTTCCCCAAGTGAGAAGAAGTCGAGAGCTGCGCTTGAGCGGATCGCTAAAGATCACGATGCACTGGAGGAGGCGAGCCTACTTGAAAACTTTCCCAAGACCTTCATCCAGTTAAAGGCTTATGATTGGCAACGCAAAGTGTTGATGGACTTGAATGAGAAGGAGAGTCGCGTTGCCTTAAAGGCTGCGAACGGCAGTGGCAAGACGAGTGTGGTTGCGGCGAGTGCGATCCTGTGGCACATGGTCAGGTTTCCCGATAGCTTGGTGGTAACGACTGCTGGCGTTTGGCGTCAGGTCGAGGGGCAGCTCTGGCCTACGTTGAGAAAGTATGTTGGGGGTTTAGGGCAGGGATGGAGGATCACGAGTAACGAGTTGCATTATGCGAATGGGTCGAGGGCGATTGGGTTTAGTACGAATGACCCCGGAAAGTTTGAGGGTTGGCACAGGCAGGGGCCGACAGAGAATTTATTGATGATTGTTGATGAGGCGAAAACCGTCCCTGATTCCATCTTCACAGCCATAGCCAGATGTCAGCCGAGTCGGTTGTTGGTGATGAGCAGTCCGGGTGCGGCGGCTGGTGAGTTTTACGAGGCGTTCACGAAGAAGCGCAAGTTCTGGAAGTGCCACACGGTTACGGCTTATGACTGTCCACACCTGACGAAGGAATGGATTGAGTCGCAGATAGAGTTATACGGTGAGAACAGTCCGTTGGTGCGGTCAATGATTTATGGTGAGTTCGTTGATGACAGTGCTGATGGTCTGGTGCTGAACCTGAAGGCTCTTGAGGAGTGTTTGCAGAACCCGCCGGACTTGGAGCTTGGGATGCGTGTTGCCTTCATTGACTTTGCTGCTGGCGGTGATGAGTGTGTGTTTGCCATGCGACAGGGCAACAAGATCATGGAGATGGTTTGCTGGCGTGAGAAGAATACGAACACGACCATCGGCAAGATAATCAATTTAATTAAAAAACATAACTTGACTCAGGACGAGATTTATGCTGATGAAGGGGGACTGGGTTTGCCTTTGTGCGATGCCCTGATGGATGCGGGGTACGATATACACCGTGTTAACTTTGGGGCGAAGCCGTTTGATGATCGGTATGCGAACCGGAGTGCGGAGATGTGGCACACGGCTGCTAGGGCCGTTGAGAAGCGTGAGATAATTTTGCCGGATGACCAATCGTTACACCAGCAGATGGTGACAAGGAGAGCGGAGGTTAGCCGGACAGGCAAGTTGGGTTTGGAGAGGAAGGACGCGATGCGATCCAGAGGACTTGATAGTCCTGACCGTGCGGATGCGGTGATGGGTTGCATAGCGTGTGGGGGCGGAATTGGCGGGAGCTGGGAGCAGTTCAACGCCCTAACCCGTCCCACACTTAACGACATCTTTTCTGAGGCACAGGCGGACTATGAGCAGGACGCAATGCCGCAGGGGATGTTCATGGGATATTGAGGTGAAGCACACCTTAGCGAAATCGAGTATTGGGCCGACTGAAGCAAGGTTGACGGAGTGTTCTGTTTGTGGCGAATTAGGTTCGGCTGTGGCTGAAGATTGGGCGACTGATGACGTTTACTGTGATGAGTGTATTGATGCTGTGATGAAAACTGAGGCGATGATGCGGATTACATGGGCTGGGATGAGAGTCAGACATCCTCACCCCAGCGAAAATGCCAAGTGGGGGGACAGATAGATGGCGAAGAAGGAGAAAGAGCCGAAGACCAAGGCGGGAGAAGTCACGCCACAAGGATTTACTGTGCCAACCAAGGAAGACCTGAAGGCTGGCGAACACGCACCTGATCTCCGTGGTCGGGATAGGGGAAGGGGCAGATGAGCGATAAACTTTATGACCTAATAGCCAACGACATCTCCAGTCGCACCCGATGGGAGACGCGCCAAGGGCTATGGTATCAGATGCGGAATGACGGGCTGCGCCGGAAGGGTGGCCCGTGGCCAAATGCTGCTGACGCTCACTTCCCCCTGATAGACACCACCATCAACAAGCTCAAGCCGAGTTTCTTCCAGCAAGCGATGGGGTTGGATGTGGTTGCCACGTTTGTTCCCATGCGGACGCAGTTGAGTGCGTACACTTCTGCAGCGGAACAGTGGTTCTCGTATAAGATGCACGAGAAGAGCAACTTCGCAATGGAAGTGATGAGCTGGATAGACCACATGTTGATGGGTGGTCATGGGGTTATAAAGATTTTCTGGAACCCGGATCGCAAGCAGGTTGAGTTTCAGGCGATTGACCCGCTGTATGTGATTGTCCCGCCTTGGACGAAGAATGTTGAGACAGCCGACAGGCTGTGTCAGGTGATGCCAATGAGCCTTGAGTCCTACAAGCGTGCTGGGATTTATGACACGAGCAAGTCAACCACTGACAGCATCATGGGCGGCAAGATTGAGGAGTCCGGGCTGCTTAATGACCTCAAGAATAATCGTGAGTTGCGGGAGGGATTAACGCACTCAGTCGACAAGGAGCAGGTTATTGTCTGGGAGGTTTATTCGAGGGAAGAGAATGGGGATTGGCAGATGGAATGTTTTTCTCCCCAAGCCCCCGAAATTCCGCTTCGCAAAAAAATGGCGGTTCCGTTTGAACACGGGATGCCTCCGTTCGTTTCGTCGCGGTACGAGGTGACGGATGGTGGGTGGTATTCTCCTCGCGGTGTGTGCGAGATGCTGGCTCCATTTGAAGCTGCGCTAACGAAGGCGTGGAATGAGAGGCAGGATTCGTCAACTTTATTTAATAAGCCCCTTTTCCGGGCGGAGCGTGATCTGCCGAACTCTGTTAATTTGAGGCTAAATCCGGGGCAGATTTTGCCCTTCGGGATTGCCCCCGTCCAGATGCCCAATGTGCCGATGGACTTCGACAAGGAGATGGCGCAAACGCAATCGGTTGCTGAACAGCGTGTTACCGTTCCCGACTATGGAATCATGGCGGACAGGGACAGGCGTACAGCGACTGAGATTGAATCCATAAACGCCCAAGCACAACAAAACATGGATTTGCGTTTGCGTCTTTTCCGTCAAGCATTGGGTGATCTATTCCGTCAGGCGTGGAGTGTGCTTGTGCAGTTCGACAGCAAGGATTTGCAGTATCGTTTTCTTGAGGACAACTTGAATGTTGATCCGGTGGCGTTGCACGAGGACTACCAAATTGAGCCTCGTGGCGGGATGGACATGGTGAGTCGCGCCATGTTGCTGAACAAGGCAGTGCAAAGGAAGCAGTTGTTTGTGAACTCGCCTTGGATAGATCAGGTTGAGTTGGACAAGAGCATCATTGAGCTGGATGACCCGTCACTGGTTGCGAGGTTGGTTCGTGATCCGAACGAGAAGTTGACTGACGAAGCCGAGGATGAGCAACGGACAATCCCCGCACTGCTGATCGGCCAGATAATTCCGGTGAGGCAGGGATTGAATTACCAGACACGGATAGGTGTCATCATGGCTTTCCTTGAGGAATCCAGACAGACAGGAATGCAGCTTAGTCCACAGGGAGGCAAGGCAGTTGTAACCAGACTGGACGGGTTGCTCCAGATGATGATTGAGGTTGATAACAATAATGGGAAAGCGTTGCAGAAGGATGTCATGGAATATTTGAAGAGCATTGGGCTTCTCCCCGCTGAGGAAGATGCCAACGCCATGCTCGCTCAGGAGATTGCTGGGCAGGGGGCTGTGCCGCCTGAGCAGATGCCACCTGAGCAGATGCTACCTCCGCTGCAGGAACCATCCCCCCAAGCCCCCATGCCAGTTGAAGAGACTGCTGCTGTTGGAGTGATTTAATGAGATTTTTGAGGTTTTTGAAGATTGCTTGGCGTCTATCAGGTGACATCCCTTGGGTGGGTGAGCCTGACTGGGGCGCATCTGATGCGAGTGTTTTGCGTAAGTTTCTCGTCTTAAAGGAAGGGAAACGGTTCAGGATGATACTTCTGAACATGGTTCTGAAGCAGAACCAACAGGCAGTGACCGCAAAGAAAAGGCTTGAGTACGAGGCTGGTTTTGCGAATGGTGTAAGAACAACAGTACATACTATTGAGGCTCTTGCGAAGGACATCGAGGAGTCAAAGGATTTTACGGCGGATATTTACGGGGTCGAATATCTGTCGAGTAAAGACCCCACAGCAACGGACAATCGTTTCAGTGCGATGATTGGACGAGGATAAGCACTGAAAAGGAAGCATTATGCCAGAAGAATCCGGCGAAGTAACCGCCGAAACTCTGTTGGCCGCTGCGCAGCAGTATGATACTGCCGTCGCAGCGGGGGAACAACCTTCAGTCGAAATAAAGACTGAGGAACCTGAACCGGAGGAAGCTCCGCCACCTGAGCCGGAAGCAGAACCGGAGCCGGAACCTGAAGGGCAGGATGCTAATGAACCTGAAAGTTCATTGACAGAAGGCGAGACTCCTGAAGAGGAGGACAAGCCGCAGAAGAGTGAGAGTAAGTGGGCTAGGAACGAGGCTCGCAAGGCGAAATCTTGGAAGGAGATTAACTCCCAGAAGGAAGAGCTGAAGCAGCAACGTGAAGAGCTGGAATCCATGAAGAGTGAGCTTCGAGAGAAGCAAACCGATTATGACGATGGTAAGGCTTACCGGGATGACAAGGGCTTTACGGCGGAGGATTATGAGAATGCCGCTGGGAGGCTAAGGGAAGAAGGCGATGAATCGCTTGCCTCGGATGCAGAGGATCGGGCCAAGGAAATCCTCGAAGAGGGCCGAAAGGCTGAACAGGACCGAGCAACCAAGCAAGCGCAAAAGACATGGGAAGCGGCACGGGATGACCTATACAGGGAAATGCCTGAGCTAAAAGACAACTCCTCGGAGTTGACCCAGACCGCCAACGGAATCCTGAAGGAACATCCTGATCTCATGTATCTGCCGGAGGGACAGGGATTGCGTCATGCAGTTCGTGTTGCCCAGTGGAAAGTTGCGGCGTCCAAGACAGAATCGAGTCGAGCTGAAGTCAAGGAACTAACAGATAAACTAAACAAACTGGAAAAGAAAATGTCAGTTGGCGGCGGATTCACGAGCGAGAAGCTGGATGGCGAGAAGACCTTTGATGATCTTACACTAGAGGATCAGGAGTTTTATTTGCTGAAGGCGGCTGCGGCTCACGATAATGCCTAATAACTGACGGAAGGTAAATTATGGCAGTTAATGTAACTACCGATACCACACTGGCTTACCAGTATCAGAATTATTTCAGCAAGAAATTGCTGACCTACGCTGTTCAAGCATTGGTACTGGATCAGTTCGGATCGAAAGCCCCACTTCCTGCGAAGTCGGGCCACAAAGCAATAACCATGTTTCGTTGGGACACCCCTTCGGCGGCTGAAATAAATACTCTCGTTGAGGGTACTGTTGGCTCTGTCGGAGAACGCGCTATTACGTTGGAGAAGGTTGAAAAAACCCTCATCCAGCGCGGCCAAGTGATTAAGTTGTCTGACGTCTTAAACGCAACGGACTTATTTAATTCGCTGCAACAGAGTGTCAAGATCAACGGGCAGGACGCAGCACTGGACATGGATAACATCACTCGCAACATATTGGTTGGTTCCGATGTGGGCGAAGGCGCACAGTCTGGCGGCACTGCTGTTGAGGGTTCTCCTCTCGACAATAGTGACACCATCACTGAAATGTATGCTGACGGTACTTCCGATTACAGCACGTTCTTTGCTGGTGCGACACCAGCGGACTCCACGCTAAGTGCGAGTGCGATTCTTGATGCTGTAACAAAGCTCAAGGTTAATCGGGCGCAGCCAACAAAGGGCGGTATGTACGCTTGTGTTGCAAGTCCTCAAGTCTTGAGTGACGTAATGAAGGACACGACATGGGTGAATGCAGCTCAATACAGCAATGTAGAAGAGTTGTATAAAGGTGAAGTCGGGCGACTATACGGCGCACGCTTCATAATGACGACCAACTCATTCATTACGGGTGCAGCCTCCAGCCCCGCAGTCGATGCGGATAGATATATCTATGACACATCTGATGGTGGCGGCACTGCTGTTGATAAGAGCGTTCACGCATCGCTCTTCTTGGGAGAAGGAGCCTATGGCATACCGGAGTTGAGCAGTCAGTCACCATTCAGTCCGAAAATTATAATCACGGATTCACCGGATAAGAGCGATCCTCTTAACCTCACGATTACCGCTGGTTTTAAGTGTTTTTGGACTGCCTTGAGGCAGAACTGTGACTACTACGTTGTAATGCGAAGCCGCACAGCTTCGACTGCGTAAGAGCTAAACAAGTTATGAAACCTAAAGGTGGATTAACCCTTATTATATCCGTGGGAGGGGGCAAGCCCCCCTCTCACGGTCATTCTGATAAACAAGACAAACAAGGTTGCGAGATGATTAGATTACCATTGGACGCATTGGCGTCCGAACTGGAAGACGGTGCGGAAGTAGCTCCGGGGGTTGGGGATGTTGTAGTCCTCGAAACGGTTGAAGGTGAAGTTGTTGCAGTCAACGAGGACGGGACAGCACACGTTGAACTTACAGCCGCTGGCGGCCAGCCTATCGAGTATGTTGAAGAAGCTGTTGAACTTGATGAAGCGGCTGCTGAGGCGGATGAGATGGCTGGCATGGAAGCTGATCTTCTGTCAGCGGCAGCGGCTAAGGACGAGGAGATGGGGCTGTAATGCCTCTCTTCACGTTCGAGAACGGCAGCGGCGACACCATTGAGAGGCTCGTACCGAAGGGGTGCGAGACTGTTGACGTTGATGGGGTTGAGTATCACAGGAGCAACGCCCCGGAGAGCTTCGCCATGACAGGGCGAGCGGTTGGTATCCCTTCGCAAAAAGAGCAGGTCAGGGATGGGTACTACAAGCTGGAATGTGAGAAGGGTTCCCGGTTCCTGAAGAAGTCACCCTTCTCCACTAAACAGATCAAAAAAGCATGGGAGTTTTAGATGGCTAACGAGAAAATCACTGAACTAACTCCACTGACCGATCCGGCAGGAGCGGATGTTCTGCCGATAGTTGATGTTAGCGATAAAGACGTATCAGCCAGCGGGCAGTCCAAGAAAGTCTCTGTCACTGACCTGATTCTGGCATCAACTCAAACCCTAACGAACAAGACACTTACGAGTCCGGTTATCAATACGGGGGTATCAGGCACAGCGGTGCTGGATGACGACTCATTCGGCACAGCGAGCAGTACCACGGTTGCAACCTCCGAGAGCATTAAGGCGTATGTGGACGCTCAGGTTGATACGGCGGACACACTTTCTGAGGTTCTGGCTGTTGGCAATTCTACCGGGGGGACGGATATTGAGGTAACTGCCGGAGACTCCATTAAGACCGATACAATTTCCGAGACAACTTCGGCTGCGGGAGTGACCATTGATAGCGTTCTCCTGAAGGACGGGAGTGTTACAGGAAACGTAACCGGAAACGTGACAGGGAATGCTGACACTGTAACCACAAATGCCAACCTTACGGGTGATGTGACTAGTTCGGGCAGTAACGCAACCACAATAGCCGACAATGCCGTTACTTTGGCAAAGATGGCCGGATTGGCTAGGGGCAAGATTATTTATGGTGATGCGAGTGGTGATCCAGCGGCACTTGCTGCTGGCACAACGGATGGACACGTCTTGACCATTCAGAATACCGATGGTGATATGGCGTGGGAAGCTCCGGCATCGGGAAGTGGAACAGTTACCAGCGTAGCCATAACAGGCACAGACGGTATCGACGTTGACTCCGGCTCCCCTATCACGACCAGCGGAACGATTACGCTCGGCCTTTCGGGGATAGCGAATGCTGCCTTAACCAATTCTTCAGTGAGTTACGGCGGGGTAAGTGTTGCTCTCGGAGCTTCTGACGCGACTCCGGCTTTTGATTTATCTGATGCAACAGCTTACCCCGGAGACAGCTCACTGGTTACAACTGGAACAGTGGCCACGGGAACTTGGGAAGGCACGGCAGTAGCGGATGGATATATAGCTAGTGCAGCCACATGGAATGCCAAAGCTGCTTCGGGAGCAAACGGTGACATCACTGAGCTAACCGGATTAACCACAGCATTAACAGTGGCTCAAGGAGGCACAGGGGCTACCTCATTAACTGACAAGGCGGTTCTGATTTCACAAGACACAGGAACAGACGCAATAGGCGCAGTTGCGCTAACCACTGACGGTCAGATTATAGTAGGCGGAGCAGACGGCCCTGCTGCTGCTACCATTACAGCAGGAACAAATGTTTCGGTTACCAATGCAGCAAACTCTATAACCATAGCATCCACTGACGAGTACACTGGCACTGTAACCAGTGTGGGCGGAACCGGAACAGTCAATGGCTTAACTTTAACCGGAACCGTTACGGGTTCGGGAAACCTTACACTCGGAGGAACTCTACCAGTTGAGATCGGGATTGCGTGTTCCGATGAGACGACTGCACTGGAGGCGGGAGACAATAAGGCAACGTTTATGATCCCCGAAGCTATGACCTTAACCGAGGTGAAAGCATCCTTGAGTGGGGCTGACACAGGTGTTGCGGGTGTGAATATTGATGTGCGCTACCACGAGGATGACCCAACGAATGCAGGGGCTACCGTGTTCAGTGGTGGTGATCTTAATATAGATGAGCTAGACTATTACGGAACCAACACCTCGCTGGCTGTGACTTCACTAGCCGAGAACAGCTTCATCATGGTGGATATTAACGAAACCTCAGATGCTACAGGCTTAAAGATTTGGTTGATCGGTACTAAATAAGATGAGTTACATTATCAATCCATATCGCTTTGCTGCTGCTTCCGGCGGCTCAATGCCATCGACGTTTGACCTGCTTATTGTTGCTGGTGGTGGTGGTGGTGGTGATGGGCAAACCGGGGTGAGATGGGGTGGTTGCGGTGGGGCAGGAGGTTATCGGATGTTTAGCGGAATATCGAATGATGGTGTTGGTAGTTACCAAATAACAGTTGGAGCAGGGGGGGCTGACAATACAAGCGGGTCTGATTCTGCAGTTATCGGCCCCGACACACTATGGTATTCAGCAACTGGCGGGGGTTACGGGGCGCGGAAAACCGCCTACACGGGAAACGATGCCGCTTCCGGCGGCAGTGGAGGTGGGGGGTGTCATGGTTCTCCTGTTGATCAAGACCCCGGCTCTGGAAACGATGGAGGATATACCCCGGTAGAAGGCTATGACGGAGCAGTGTATAACTCTACCTCCGACCCTCCGTGGAGTGGTGGCTACGGCGGTGGTGGGGGTAGCAGTGGTGATGCTGGCTCCCCTAATTATTGGAGCGCAGGGCCGGGAACATCCAACAGCATATCGGGATCAGCAACCACATACGCAACGGGCGGGTCAGGAGACGGGGCCGGGGATGATAACACGGGAGATGGTGGCCAAGGCGGATACCCCACTGGCGATAGCGGAGGGAGCGGAGTGGTAATTATTAAATATTCAAGCTCTGGCCTGTCTGAGCCGACTTGGGATGACACCACCGCTCCAGACGACCTGAGTGCGGGTGGTTATTACATCTACAGGTGGACAGGTGATGGCACAATGGTGTGGGCTTCGAGCTAACATGGCACATTTTGCGAAAATTAACGACGAGAATGAGGTAGTAGCGGTTCATTGTCTGAACAATGCTGCACTGCTTGATGATGACGGCAATGAGTCTTCGGAGAAAGGCGTTGCTGCTATGGAAAGAATGCATGGCGGAACATGGGTGCAGACAAGTTACAACACCCGTGAAGGGGTTCATCTAAAGGGAGGGACTCCATTGAGGTTTCGTTATGCTGGGATAGGCCACACCTATTACCCGGACATAGGGACAGACGGGGTATTCGTTCCACGCAAGCCTTATCCATCATGGGTGTTGGACGAAGATTCTGCCCAATGGAAACCCCCTGTTGAGGTTCCCGATGACCCTGATTTGACTTTTGGCTGGGACGAGGGAAGCGTTAGTTGGGTTGAGGTAGAACCAGCAGAACATATATTTACGGATGCTCCGGGTGGATGAAATGAAACTAATAGACTTGGATGATATAAAGGTGGCTTTCGCCTCTGCAGGCGGGTTGGGCAACTGGCTACTTGAGATTGATACGATTCTCAAGGTGTCAATTAGCGCAGCCTCCCTGCTTTACATTATCCTGAAAATAAGAAACCTAATAAAAGATAAAGAATAATGAAGAGCGGATACAAAACAACTGAGTTCTGGTTAGCAACCGCCGCAACGATTTGCGGCATCCTGTACGCCTCCGGTGTAATTACGCCGGAAGGAGTTTCTGGTGCTGAGAAGGCAGTAGCTTTCATTGCAGCCGCATTGGCGAGCTTCGGGTACTCCCACAGCCGGGGAGCAGCAAAGGCATCAGGGGCTGAAGCGAGCGATGATAAATGATAACAGAATTCGTCGCAGCCATGAAAGCCATCCCGCGCATTGTGGATGCGCTGGAGGGCTTGATGGACGTAGGCACGGCGATGGCCGCGCAGCAACGGAAAGATAACAAGGATGAAGAGGTGGATGCCCTTATTGCTGCTGCTCGCGCTCGTCGCGAGCAACGGTTGCTTGACAGTGAAGCTGAACGGCTTCTCCGAGATAGCGGCGAGGAATCCGCAGGGGATGGAGGACGCGACAGCAACGGATGAGGGAGCGGCCTTGATAAGGGATTTAGGAAAGTACATTAACCAACTAGAGCAACGGCTGGAGGATAATTAAGATGGCTATCGAATTAACACGCGAACAAGCGAAGGACTTGAGGTCACTACCGGGGAAACCCCCGCAAGGTAAAAAGCCTAAGTATTTCTACCGACCCAAACCCACCATTGACAAAAATGCCTTTAGTTGGGATTTCGGCCCACCTGACAAGGAGAAGGAGTGGGGGTGGGCGAGGCTCGGCCCATCGGCACCTAGCGGTATTGGTGTTGACGAGGAGGGGTTTGAAGATTGGGCGAAGCGTGAGTACAAAGCGATGGAGAGCGGTAAACGCTCTCTATTCGGGCAGATTCCCCCGCCCATGCTACAGGCTCGTGAAATCCCTTTCCCGGGAACCGAGATGCCTGATGTGACTTGGAAGAGGAAACATGGGAGGGAGATAAAAGGGGAGTATGGCGCAGAACCCAATTACGAAGATTGGGAAATTGAAGGGTTGAATAGAGATAATGTTGTTATTGATCACTTTCCGTGGAAGTACGGGGTGGATCAATGGAATCAGGCCGAAAAACAAGCCAAACTCAGACTTGAAGAGGTAGGATTAAAACTTACTAAGGCAAATGTAAGGGGTGGGACTATCCTAGCTTTGGCAAATCAGGCGAACGATGATATTCACGAAACGCATTGGCCCCCCTTCCACCCTGCGGCGAGGCTGTTCCCCCCGGACATAGCTGAGATAAGAGAGAAGATAAAAAAAGAGAAGCAAAAAGCCGAGGGGAAGGAAGATGAGGGCAAGAAGTCTATGAATGCTAAGTTGAACAGGCATCTGAAAGACAGCAGGAAGAACAGGGAAATCAGGAAAGCACTAGAAAAAAAGTAGGGACATGGCAACACTATCAGGAGAAACAGTCCAATCAACATTCGGCCTTCTATTGAAGGTTGATTCCGGGGGTATAGACGGGGAGCTTCGCACCATACAGGACGGTGACGCGACAAATTCCGCCCTAAAACTGTCCAGCGGTGGCATATCCTCAACGGGGACGTTTGCTGTGAATGGAGTTTCAACCCTTACTGATACCCTTAAAGCTGACGGTGGAATTACCTGCGACACTGATAAGTTTATTGTCGCTGACACCACCGGAAATACCACTATCGCAGGGACACTTGATGTCACCGGGGTATCTACTCTCACTGGTGCTGTCACGGTGACGGGTGCGCTTACTGCTGACGGTGGAATTACCTGCGACACTGATAAGTTTACGGTTGCCGACACCACTGGCAATACCGCCATCGCAGGGACGCTTGATGTTACTGGGGTAATCACGGCCACTGGCGGAGTGACAGGAGACGTGACAGGAGCCTTGACAGGCAACGTGACCGGAAACGTCACTGGCAATCTGACAGGAGACGTAACAGGCGACGTGACAGGAGACGTAACAGGCGACGTGACAGGCGACGTGACAGGAGATGTAACCGGGGACATTAAGGCCGATGACGCTGCGGCCATCATTACGAGTGGAGCGA